CACGCTGAATCGCTTGCAGCGGCGTATAATGCAGCGAATCAATGACGGGAGAATGACATGCCTCTGATTACGGCGGCAGATCTTGCGTCGTGGCTTGGCGTTGATCCATCTTCGCCGAGGCTCGATGCCGCAATCTCTGTCGCGCATGATCTTGCCGCAGCATATGTCGGCACTGATTCGCTTGAGGCGATGGATCGCATCGAGACAATCACTCCGCCGCGCGATCGCAACACGTTGGAATTGCGTTATGGGCCGCTGACGGAATTGATCTCGGTGATGATCGCTGGAGATCCTGTCGGTGATATTGAGGCTGGCGCGTGGATCATTGGCCGGAGGAACGGATTCAGGGCGGGAGTCGTGCATACGGTTGCGTATCGCACTGGGTGGGATCCGGATGACAGCGGCGCAGGCGCACCATCGCAGGTAAGGTCTGCGCTGCTGATGATTGCATCTGCGGTACACGCGCGCGGGATTGACGGCGGCACTAAAACGAGTGAGCGTATTGGAGACTGGGCTGCAACTTTTTCTGTTGGCATCGGCATTGTTCCTGATGATGCGCGCCTGTTGTTGAGGCATTATCGTCGTCCGCAATTATGAGCGACCTCCGCCGCATCGTAGTGGAGACGGGTTATGACCATCCGGCGAGAATCACCATGCGATCTCCGCCGCCTTGTAGTGGAGACCCGTACGGCTTGAGCCGGGCGGCCAGTCCCCGATCATCGAGCGGCGTCACCCTGCGACCTCCGCCGCTTGGTAGCGGAGACGGCGTCCACCCGCGTACACTCATGCGCTGGGCAGCGCGTCATTGGTCCAACTGGGACACAGCGCTGTATGTCGAGGCAAAGTAGACGCATCATCGCATGATAACGTCCATTCCACGCGAGTGGGATAGCCTCACTGCATTCGTCATTGGCGGAGGCCCATCTGTCGTTGATCTCGGCCACGACCGCATGATTGCTCGACTTGAGGGTAGGCATCCGGTCATCGCGATCAACAATGCATATCTGCTTGCACCATGGGCCGACGTTCTCTATTGGGCCGATAACTATTGGCTCTGTGACAATTGGAGAGACGTCGGGAAACGCCACGTCGGCTGGTATCGCATCACGCGACAGATTCCACGACTGCGTGATGTGAGCCGGAAGTATGTTCAGGCGTGGATTGACTGTATAAAGGTCATACAATGCAAACCTGTCGGCGGAATCAGTTTTGATCCGTCGATCATTTATGGTCGCAACGGCGGGCATCATGCGATCAACATTGCTGCGCTGTTCGGTGCGTCGCGCATCGTGCTGATCGGATTCGATATGCACGCGAGAGCGCGCAAGCAGAATTGGCACGATTTGCATTCACGGCCTGCCAGGACTGACGGTTATCAGGGGTGGATCGACGACATGAATCAGGCCGCAAGCGATTTGCGCGGTGCCGGAATCCATGTGCTAAATGCTAACAGGAATAGCGCACTGCGGTGTTTTGATTTTGTCGACCTCGCCGACGTCATATGAGTGCAATTTTTGTAAGAGGCAGCAACCGATGTCGAGACGCGCATTGGGCGAGAAGACATCATGAGCTATGCGTTCAAACGCGGTGCATCGTAATGATCGCGCATCTCCTCAATACGACGTGTCAGATAATGCGTTCTGAGCCGATATCTGACGATCAAGGCGGCTGGATCGAATCAATGATCGTCGCGGCGACGGTTCCGTGTCGCATCGCGCCTGCGAGCAGTTCCGAAGTTGAGATCGCAAAGCAGCGCAACGCGCTCGTGACGCATGCGCTCTATCTTCCGGCCGGAACGGATTTGCGCATAGGCGACGTTGTTGTGCTCGAGTCAGGACGCGAAATGCGGGTGTCGATACCGGATCTGAGTCCATCAATTCCAACGCACCACCGCAAGGCGCTGGTCGTCGAGCAGCAATCGGTCGAATGACATGGCGCGAGTGGAATGGCGGGCTGATAGCGTTCGATCAAAGACGCGGCTCAGCGTCGAGCGCGGAATGACGCGCGCAATGTTGTATCTCGAAGGTCGCATAATCAGAAAGATCAGCAAGGGGCAGCCGCCGTCAAAGCCCGGCGAGCCATGGCATACGTTGTATGGCACGTCGAGGCGATCAATGACGCACCAGGTTGAGGTCGGAAATCGCGAAGTCATTGGCCGCGTCGGCAGCAATGTCGTCTATGTGCGCCGCCTTGAATTTGGATTCGTCGGCATCGACGCGGCTGGACGTAATATCAATCAAGAACCGCGACCTGCAATGCGACCTGCTCTGCGTGAATCCAGAGAAGAGATCGTGAGACGGATTGCGCGAGGATGACGCATGCTAAACGTGACAAGATCAATCGTCGACCGGCTCAAATCTGACGCGACCGTCAGCTACCTTGTCGCGACATATCGAGGCGAGCCTGCGATATTCAGTGCGTGGCCCGTGCCAGCTGATGCAGCGCGTCCATATATCGTGACAGATGGCAACGTCACTGACGATGACGACGACGCAGACAGCGTTAGCCTGCGCACGATCACGCGCGATATTGCGTGCTACGCGGACAACAAGGGGAGCGCGCGAGACGTTGAGGATATTGCCGAGGCTGTGCGGTCTGCGTTGCACGGCGCGTCGTTTGCCGTCGACGGCGGACGATTGCTCGTGTGCAGATGCACTGGACCTGTCGTTGCGCCGACGGACAATAGAGTCCTTGGCCGCGTCGTAACTGTATCGCTGCTTATCAACTAAGGAGACTATGATGGCGACGAATGCGTTCAAAGGGCGCGAGGCTGCGCTCTATCTCGGCGACGGCGGATCGCCGGAAACGTTCACTAAGTTTGCCGGCGCTCGCACGACGGCAATGACTCTCAATAATGAACCCGTCGATATCACGAATATCGACTCCAACGGCTTCCGCGAATTGCTGCCGGATGCCGGTGTGCAGTCGATGGACGTGCGCATCGACGGTGTCGTCAACGATGCAGCCGTCTATCTTGAGGTGCAGCAGCAGGCGACAGACAGGACGATTCGCAGATATCAGTTCCGCTCCGGCAGCGGCGATATTTGGGAAGCGAACATGATCGTCCAATCGCTTGAGCGCACAGGCACATATAACGATGCCGAGACGTTCACGATCTCGCTGCAATCGAGTGGGCCTATCGCATTCGAGACGGCGAGCTGACGGTGATCGATGACGACTCTGCGTGCTGAGACGGTGTTCGTCATCGACGGCGAACGCTATCCTCGTCGACCGACATTCGCAATCATCGCAGCAATCGAGCGGCAATTCGGAGCGATATGGCCGCTTTTGCAGCGCGCGACAAGTGCGTCGATTGGGATCGAGGAGACGGCGACAATCGTTCACATCATCCTTGGCGGTCAGCAACAAGGCGCACCAAAACTCGGCCGCGTGCAAGAGGCTGTGTTCGAGGAATACTCCGAGTTCCTGAAGCTCGTCGCTGAGTTCCTCGTAAACGCGATCACTGATCCGAGCAGGAGTGCTGAGGGAAACGCGACAGCGGCGACGCAATGAGCGCGTCGCCAGATGAAACGCTACCGTGGCGCAGGCTCATGGAGATCGGCATGGGCGTTCTTGGCTGGGGACCGGATCAATTCTGGTCGGCGACTCTGCGCGACTTCAATGCAGCATTCGCCGGTTGGCAGGAGGCGCACGGCACAACAAAGGATCATGATATGTATCGCAGCATGGCCGCAGCAGCGGACAAATTCCCGAAGCGAACAAAGAGCATCATGAAGCATGGCCGTTGACGCGAAGCTCGGCGAGGCGTTCGTCGAGATCATTGCGCGCATGGATCGCTTCGAGAGCGATCTAAATCAGGCGCGCAAGACGACTGAGAAATCAGCGCGTAGCATGCAGCAATCAATGGATGGATTGCGCTCGCGCGTCGATCAGGTAAGCCAGTCGATCATCAGCCTGCGCTCCGTTGTTGCCGTGCTCGCGTCAGGCGGATTGTCGATGTTCATTCGCGGAATGATCGAGGCCGGAGACGAGATCGCGAAGACGGCGGCAACGATTGGATTGACCGGTGAGCAACTGCAAGAATTCCGTCATGCAGCTGGTCTCGCCGGCGTAAAGCAGGCGGAGTTGACAGACTCGCTGCGCAGGTTCAGTCGCGGCATGGGCGAATCTGGAGATGAAGTATCGACGTTTCAGCGTGCGCTCGGTCGATTGGGATTGCGATTCAGTGAAGTTCGTCGGCTTGGATTTGATGAGCAAGTCAAGATCGTCAGCGACCGGTTGAGTCGCATGTCGAATATAACGGAGCGAAACGCGATCGCGTTTGAATTATTCGGTCGCACTGGTATTCGCGCCGTGAATTTTTTGGCGCAAGGCCGCGCAGAAATAGAGAAGATGGCAGACGAGGCGCGGCGATTTGGGCTCGTCCTCTCAGAAGACACTCTAAAGAAAGCAGAGCAGACCAACGACGAGTTCGACCGCATCGGCAACGCGCTGCGCACGGCGGGAATCAATATCGCTGTCGGATTCCTTCCGGTCATTCAGCAATTGCGCGAAATGTTCACCGATCCGTCGTTTCAGAGTGGCGTTCGCAGTATCGCATCTGGAGTCGCTGACCTGGTTAAGACTCTGATCGATAATCGCGACAAGATCGTTATTGCCGTCAGCGCGCTTGCAGGATTGCGCATAGGAGCAGCGATTGGCGGTGCCGCCCTCGGCAGGCAAGGCGCGATCACCGGCGGCGTGCTCGGCGCAATCACCGGCATGATTGCTGGATCTGAATTGATGCGATCAGAGATCGACAAGATGACTGCCGATCTCGATCAGCTCATTCGCAAGCGCGACGATCTTGCCAAGCGGATCGAGCGCGCGACGACGCCGCAGGATGTCGTGGCGCTGACAACGCAATTCGAGGCTTTGCAGCGAGAGATCGCAGTCAAGCGCGCAGCTATCGCAGAGCTACGCAAGAGCGCAGAGACAGACGCAGGACGTCCTGTTGAGATAACGGTAAGGCCAGAGCGAGGCATAACGCCGATATTTCATGAAATCGACCTCGCGATAAAAGAGCTTAGCTTCCGTCGCGGCCTCATATCTGACGAGTTCAGGGGATTCGCAGAGGGATTCCCTGAGATGCTGAAGGCGCTCAAACTCCAAGGCGTCGATGTGATGGATGTTCTTGGTCGCGGCCCGGAGCGTCTAACTGGACAATTCCGCGATCTTAATTCTGCGATGCTCGACGTGCAGGCCGCGCAACTGCGCGTCGATATCGCAGGCCCCGTCGAGAAACTCAATAGAGAGCTCGACAAGGCGCGCGTCCTTCTCAACGCGAACAAGATCTCAATCGACGAATTCAACACGCGGACTCAGCAATTGCAATTCCCGCAGCTGTCGCAATTCATTCAGCAGTCCGGAGATCTGCGGTATCAACTCGATCAGCTCGCCGTCGGATCGCTCAACAATCTCGGCAGCGCATTCCGCGATGTGATATCGGGATCCAAATCGCTCGGAGATGCGTTCAAGCAATTCGCAATTCAAGGCGCGTCCGCGATCACGGAAATGATCTTCCGAATGCTTGTCCTCGAGTCCGTCGCTCGCATGATACGCAATGCGATCAGCGGCGTTGTCGGAGGCGATCTGCTCGGCGGCATATTCGGCGGAGGCACAGCTGTCGCCGGCGGAGGCGGTGCTGCCGTAGGCAATCCGACGATCATCGGAGGGCTGTATCATTCCGGCGGTATCGTTGGCAGAGGAGGAACGCCGATCGTAGTGCCGTCAAGTCTGTTTGCCGATGCGCCGCGCATGCACTCCGGAGGCATGATCGGACCTGGCGAAGTTCCGGTGATTGCTCGTCGCGGCGAGGTGATCGGCTGGCCGGCACAGATGCGCGCCGCCTTTGGCGGAGAGCGAGCCAGCGTCGAGGTGCATATCCACAACGCCCCGCAGGGCACGCGCGTCACGGAGAGCTCGTCCGATAGCGGCCGCCGCCGCATTGATGTCGTCATCGACGAGTCCGTTGCCCGGGCTGTCGCGACGCCCGGCTCCATGTCAAGCCGATCAATCAGGACGGCCTTTGGCGCGCGCGAAATGCTCGTCTCTGGTTAGGACGCTATGCCTGTGAATATCGCATCAGCGGCCGTCTCTGCGGCTCCCAGGGGCAGATCAGATAGGGGTCTATGCAATGCCTGCCCTGCCTGACATTCCGTCGTACCTGCTCCGCTATGTGACGCCCGACGAGATCTCGTCCACGATCCCGGATGCGCGCCGCCGGCTGTCGCCGGAATCCGGCCCTCCGCTCATGCATCGCGCCTACTCGCTGACGGTGAGGCCGATATCATTCCGCATCGTGACGGATCGAGACGGCATGGCCATGCTGCGCAATTTCTGGACGCACGATCTCGCCGGCGGAGTCAAGCCGTTCGTGATGCACGACTTGCTCTTGCATGGCGCAACGCTGACGGATGAGAACGGCAACGATCTCGTCGATGACGGCAGCGACATATTAAACTCAGCGCCGATCGTGGTGCAATTCGACGAGCCGCCACGCGAATCCGTGTTCGGCCGCAACACAATGTATGTCAGCGTGTCGTTATCATTGTTCGAATTGCCGGTGCCGTAACATGCCGCGAGGATCATACAGCTGGAACGTCCGCAAGGAATTCCAATCAGGACATTCAGGCATTGTCGCTATCGACCTCATAACGATAGAGCACGATGCGTTGGATGAGCCCATCAGATTGTCCAGCGATCCGACGGAGGTTATCTCACTTGATCCGCTGCGATATGGGACTCGATCGCGCGGCAGCATCTATTGGTTCGTCATTCTTTCGTCGCCGATACCTGACGAGCGTGACAACACGCCGATTCGCACTACGCTGACGATTGCCAACATCAATCCAGACGTTGTTTCCGCTGCGCGATCGGTAACGACTCCTGCAACCGTGATGTTCGAGACCGTGCTGTCGAGTGACACGGATACGGTTGTCGACCGCATCAGCGGCATGCACATCATGGAGGCGGGTCTGTCAGATGACAGGCTCACATTGCAATTGTCGCGCGAGATGATCTTGCGGCGCATGTTTCCATTCCATCGGATCGTCAAGCAATGGTTCCCGACGATCGACGAATAGCAGTGCAGCATTGGAGCGCGAAATACATATCGCGCGCAGATGAGTGGCGCGACGACGGACCTCCATGCTGGGCGCTCGCGCGCAACGTACTGATGCGGGAACGCTCGCTTGCGCTTCCGTCGTATGTCGGACCAGCGAGCGCAGACGAGGGTCGCGAATTGCGAGCGCTCGTCACGCGCATCGGATCGCTGTGGCCGTGGCGTCGTATAGATAGCGATCACGCGCGCGAGTTCGATCTCATTCTATTTCGCGGCCCGACACCTCACATAGGCATTGCGATCGACAAACACCGCATGCTGCATGCCTTGCCTGACGGATCTGCGAGGGTCGAGCGATACGATATAGGCCGATGGCGCATGCGCATGGAAGGAATCTATCGTCATACGGCGCTCGACGGCGAGATCGTCACTGACGGCGCACGTGTCGTCGTCATTGATCATCCGTTCATTCCGACGCGCGATAGGCGAGAATTCGTTGCGCCGGCCGGACTCAGCATAGAGGATATCGTTGAGATCGCGGTGCCGGATCATGCGGTGCGGACTCACTCATTCATACGCGTCGCAGTCGGGACGGAGATCATCGATCGCGCTTGGTGGGCGAGGACGCGCCCTCGCCCCGGAGCTACGGTCATCATCAGATCGATTCCGAGTGGAGATTTTCTTCGCTCAGGGCTGATGCTGCTCGTCGCGTTTGCCGCTATCAGTGTCGCGCCGATCTTGGCTCCGCAATTGGTCGGAGCGCTCGGCGGCGCGATCGGATTGCAGACTGCAACCGGGCTGATTGGTCTCGGCATCATCACGGCAGGCACGCTGCTTATCAACGCGCTGATCCCGCAGCGATTGCCTCAGATTGAGCGCGCGAATATCGAGCAGTCTTCCGCGCGCACGATCAATGGATGGCGCAATCAGATCGCGCCGCGTTCCCCGATTCCCGCTGTGCTCGGCAGGCACCGCGTCGCGCCGCCATATATCGTCAAGCCGTATCGAACGATCATTGGCGACGACATGTATGTAACGGCAGCATTCGTTATCGGCTATGGTCCGGTCACGTTAGATGATCCGCGATTCGGGAACACGCCAGTCACAGAGTTCGGCGGCGATGTGCAGATGGAATTGCGCGAGGGCCGCGTTGGCGATCCGCCGCTGACGCTCACAGCGAACACCGTCCTTGAGAGCGGACTGCAAGTCACGCTGCAAATGTTTGAGGATCATTTCCGCACGACGCCACGCGATGTAACGCGCGCGACGATCATGCTCGTGTTTCCTCAGGGGATAGGGTATCTCAACAAGAATCAACAACTCGTCGCGCATACGGTCGCGATCAATATCAAGCAGCGACGGTCGGGCACAGATGATCCATGGGAGAATGTGCCGGGACTTACTGAGGGCGGTGACGGCACGGCCTGGTACATCACTGCCGCTCGTCGAGGTACGATCTATAGACAGTTCACGTGGGAATTCCCGGAGCGCGGGCAATGGGACATCGCCGTTCGCCGCGTCAATCAAGAGTATCACAAGGTCGATTTCAATTTCGTCGATGAAGCGCAGTGGTTCGTGTTGCAAACGGAGCGTCCGGAATATCCGATTGCGTGCCCAATTCCTCTTGCGCTCGCTGCATTCCGCGCTCGCGCGTCTGATCGCTTGCAAGGAGAGATCGACCAGTTCAACGTCATTGCGCAGTTGCTCTGCGATGATCTTGTTGATGGCGAATGGGTTCCTAATCAGCCAACGTCAAACGTTGCGTCGATGTTGCGGTGGATGTTGACGGGTCCTGCAAACGCTATGCCGGTGGAATTCACGCGCATTGACGATGCTGCATTCGCTGAGTTGCACGCGCGCGGGCGGACATATAATCGCGTCCATGATTTCGAGGGATCGTTGCAGGACGCGCTCGCCGATTGCGCCGCAGCTGGACGAGCGATGCTACGCGATACCGGCACGGAATGGACCGTATTCATTGACGAGGCGACGGATCGCATTGATGCGCACATCGCGGCTGTCAATGTCAGCGATGTGTCGTGGACGCGCAAATATCTCACGCCCCCTGATGCGTTCCGCGTCAGATTCATCAATGCGGATCGAGACTACATCGCGGACGAAATGATCGTGCCGTGGCCGGATGGACCAGAGGTTCCGCAGCGACTCGAAGACATCGAGTTTCCAGGTCTCGTCCACGCAGACGATGTTTGGATGGCTGCGCGGCGCAGGCAATATGAATTGATTTATCGACTCGATGAGATCACGTGTACGCTCGGTGTTGACGGCCTGATGATTGCACGCGGTGATGTCATTGCCGTCAATTTGCCAGCTATCGTCAGGCATCATGTTGCTGCGCAATGTACGTCGATACACGGCAACAGAATCACGATTGCCGCTGATGTCGATATCGAGGCTGGCCGTAGTTACGGAATACGAGTGCGGCACGTCGACGATTCGGGAGAGCGATCAATCGTGCGCAAGATCACAGCGCCGGCAGGCATGCGGCGATCATTCAATGTCATGGGAGAAGCGAGTGACATTGCTGTTGGCGATCTCGTCATGGTCGGCGAATACGGATTCGAAGCAATGACGATGCGCGTTCGCGATGTCGAGGGCATCGACAATGCGCGCGTCCGCGTGACATTGATCCCGATGGCACCTGAGATCGACGCGCGCATGGAAGATGAAGAGCCGCCAGAATTCGACGGCCGTTATGGGGAGGTGATTGATTCCAGTTCCATCGCCCCTGAGCCACCTATTATCACGCGCGTTGTTTCGGGAGACAAGATCAGCACGGCGGCGCATGATATCGAGGTGTTTGCGCGTCCGTCCTTCCTTGGCATCGTCGCTGTGACGATCGAGATCGAGCACCGATTGCTCGGAGATAGCGGGTGGTCCGGCCCTGTCTCAATGCCGGCGGGACAGGGAATGGTAGGTATCTCTGGATATGCTGCCGGGGATGATGTCGAGCTGCGCGCGCGATCCGTGTCTGCCTATGGAGTATATAGCGAATATAGCGACACCGTCGTGCATGAAGTGCAGGAAAAGACGGTACCGCCGCCACCAACAGATATCGAATATACCATCATCGCGACCAATACGGTGCGTATATCGTGGACGATGCCTGACTTTCCGAATCTCCGCATCGGCCGCGTATATCTGTCTAACAACGTGGCCTTCGATCCAGAGTTCGAGATTGCGTCACGACTCGGTATCGCAAATCAGCGACTTGAGGTCGAATTCACGCAATCGCCAGGAACATCGTATTATCGCGTGCGCGTCGAGACAATCGCTGGCGCTGTCTCTGAGCCGTCAGACTATGTCGAGGTCACAATCGAATGAGCGGCAAGGTATTCACAGGTGAATTGCCGGAAGCCGACAGCGTCGATGATATCATCGGCAATGCAACGGTTGACGGACGCGCTCGCACTGTACGAATCGCGGTCAGCAATTTGATTGCCCAGATGGGGATTATTGGACAAGAGGATATGGAGACAGACGCGGACGAAACAATTGTCGTGTCGCAAAATGCTCCGTACATACGACACTCTGCTACGTTGACAGACGATCGCGTGATCACGTTGTCAACGACAAACGCGTATCGCGGAGCGCGTTTTTTGGTGACACGCACCGGATCTGGCGCATTCAATTTATCCATTGGGGGATTGACTGACCTTTCGCAAGGAGAATGGGCGGAGGTAATCTTCAACGGAACATCTTGGTATCTTTCATCTCGCGGGTCGCTGTGATGACATCAAAGATCTTCACCGGAAATCTTCCACTCGTTTATCAGATCCAAGAGATTATCGGGCACGCAACGGTCGACGATCGTCTGCGCACTGTACGCATGCGTGTTACGGATCTCTTGCAATCAAGCATTGGAAGGGTTCCTGAACACTTTGGCTACACAGGAGATGATCCATCAACAGATGATGATGCATTACGAGCCTGGGCGGCAGCTGGCGGATTGCTGTCTCTCATGCCTAACAAAACATATGTGCTGACGTCAGGATCTCCGCTTGAGATTCAGTCTGGTTCTGTTGTCAACTTCAACGGCAGCAAACTAAAATTCAAGAAGACTGTAACAGGAAAGCCGATCCGAATCGCATATAAAGAGCACGTCGTCATTTGGATGCCGCGTCTCGAATTCGATCGGTCAGATATCACGTTCTATGAATTCCTAAATGATTACGTCGTCAACAACGGCGCTAACACGTTGCCGTATTACAAGGGAGGAATCACCGTCGCCAACTCGTCGCACGTCGACATATTCTATGGCGAATTCGTCGATCTATGCGACATCGGCATCGTTGTTGGAGAAGATGCGTCGGTGAGTCCATTCGTTGCGGGCAGATGTGATTACGTGCGCATTGTCGGCAACACGTTTCGCAATTGTTGGTACGGCCCAACTATCAACGTGTTTCCTAAGGTTGCCAGCGAAGGCAATGTTCTTGCCGACAACGTCGCCATTGACTGTGGTTGGTACGACAACGGCGTCTTCAAGTGGAACAACTGCGAAATCACATCATCAGGGAATCGTATCTATCGCGCACGAGGCATCGGGTGGGGTGACGGAGTTGGTAATCGTGCCGCAGTGCATGACAACTACACCGAAGACTGCATGGCGCAGCACATCGGGTATACGTTCGGGGACTGGCAGGGCGCGTTCGGAACAATCGTGCCCACGTTGGAAAGCTTAACAGATCGGGACAATACATGCGTTGAGACGACGTGGTGTGCGGTTATCGAGGACACAGTTTGCGCGCAGCAAATCAAAGAAACGCCAGGATATTTGAATCTCAACGGATCGCTCGTGAGCGGCGGCAAGGCAACAATGCCGACGCGACTGTCGCTGATTATCGCGACGGAGAATGACAACAGCAGTGTTCAGATCAGCATCACCGGCACGCTGTGGGATGAGTCCTCCCCGCGAACGGTCGTGACGACGCTGCCGGTGCAGGGCGACCCACCGAATCCAGCGAAAAAGTTGGTTCTCCTGCAGAATGTCGCAGGGCTGGAGTGGCGCGAGATCACGTCGATCAGCCTGTCCGCCGGCATCACCGGATGGATCAGGATCGGCACGACGCCGACCTATGCGGGCGAGGCTGCGATCACGATCAACTCGTCGGGCTATGGGATGACCAATCATCCCGAGAGCTACGTGATGCAACGCAGCAAGATGCTGATGCGTTCGCGCAGCTTCCTGTCGCTGCGCGCGATGCAAGAGATCAAAAAGTTCCGCATCGTCGATCCGGATTGGAAGTACGCAGGCCCTCCTAGACCATATGGCGCGATCGTCGTTGACGATCTCGCTGGATCTGCGCCGCGTGATTTCGAGTTCATTGGTGGTCACATTGATGTTGAGGCAGCGCAATCGCCATATAGCAACATTTCCATATATGGTCCGTCATCTCGCATAATTGGAACAGAGCTGATCGGGTTCGGATTCCTTCCGATCCGCGTGTTCCCTGGCGCGAACAATTCCGCGCTCGTGAGTGGCGTGCGTGCTGTGCGATGCAATCAATGGGACGAGACGTCCAATTTGCATCTGTTCAGCGCGCTTGTCGGCACTAACGCAACGTATGAATGCACGATCAACGTTATCGGCAATACGATCAGCAATGAGGGAGACGGCAGACTCGGCGCATGGTGTTACTCGACTGACGCATCCAAGCGCCCTGTATTCCGTATCGGCGGAAACAACAGCGACGACGATAGCATCAAGGCTGGGGCGAATCTTCTGGAGACGATACGTCCGTTGCGCATGCAGCGTGTTGGCAACGCGAATGCGACGATCAATCCTGGAACAGAGATGCTGCAGATTACTGCTACACTGACGTCGCCTAGAACATACACGCTTCCGCCAGCCATCAATTCAGATCCGTCTCGACCGCTCGTTGTCGTTGATGTCGGCGGCTATGTGAGTGCGACAAATTACGCGCGGATCCAGCGATCTGGAACGGACACCGTCAACGGCACGACGCACATCGATCTTACTATCGCGCGAGGGCGCGTGACTCTGACGAACGATGGCGCGTCCGCGTGGACTACATATCCGCTCGACAGCGTCACGACTGGAACGAGTGGACATGTGCTCGGATTTCTTGACGGGAACAACACTCACAGCGGCAATAATACGTTCAGCGGTACAACGACGGTCAGCAACACCACGGATGCGACGGACTTCAACACCGGCGCGCTGCGTGTCAGCGGAGGCACGAGCATCAACAAGACGTTGTATGTCGAGAAGATGCGTGTCAAGACGACGCCGGTACTGCCGGAGGCTGCGTATTGGGGTTGGGGCTACGGCAACGCGCTGCGGATCACATACGACAGCGCACCGTATATCGGCATCACGCTAGGCACGTTCTCTGGATCTGGCTCGCCGTTCGTAGGGTTCAACGCTGAACATGGTGCCAGCGTAAATACATTGCGCAACATGGGCGGCGGTGTTGTGCGCGGCTCTGCGTTCGTGCGCACGGTTACGGATCTGGAGTATCGCGTCAACAGTGTCGCAACTGCGAACGCAGACTTCACCAGCGTCTCGACGGTGGTGTCGTTCGGCGAGAGCGGCATCAGGCTGCCGGGCGAGGCATCCATTGCGAGCGCCACAACGACAAATCTCGGCAGCGTCGCCGAGACGCGCGTGCTGGTTACAGGCACGACGACAATTCTTTCGTTCGGATCGCAGCCGAATCTCATCAAGATTGTGCGCTTCGCTGACGCGCTGGTGCTGACGCACAATGCGACGACGATGGTATTGCCTGGCAACGCGAACATTACGACGGCTGCCGGGGACATCGCTGCGTTCGTCAGCGATGCGTCTGGGAATTGGCGGTGTATCTGGTACCAGCGGGCCGCGCTGGGGCCGAGACTCGCTCCGCGAGTCAGCACTTATTCGTCGAGCGGATCGCACGCAGTGCATCCGAACGCGACGCATCTGTGGATTTATTGCGTTGCAGGTGGCGGTGGCGGAGGAAGTGGTGCGAGCGGTGACAACACGGCAAACCGCGGAGGCGGTGGTGGCGGTGGTGCCGGGGGACGCGCTTCTGCGTGGTTCCGCACCACGGATCTTGCGACAACGCTCGGCGTGACGGTTGGCGTAGGCGGCAACGGCGGCACCGGCGTTACCGGCAACACGAACGGAAACAACGGCAATCCAGGCTCTGCATCGCTCGTATCGAGCAGCTCCGTGACGATTGTGGCGGCTGGAGGAGCTGGCGGAGGCACGGGCGGTCAGTCGGGTTCAGGCGGCACTGGCGGGAATGGTGGGACGGGTCTGCCGACAGCGGCGAATGCCGGAGGCAACGGCGGCACGAGCGGGGCAGGAGCAAGTGGACTCAGCGCGACGCATCGCGAGGCCCCTGGCGGCGGCGGCGGCGGCGCAGCTGTCACGACTGCAGATGCGACATTCAACGGAGGCACCGGCGGCACGGGATCGAGCAATTTGACTGCTGCGACAGGTGGTGCAGGCGGAACGGCTCCCGGCGGCGCTGGCGGCGCCGGCAGCGCAAAGGCGCGTGAACGCTGTTCTGGCGGTGGCGGTGGCGGCGGCGCGAGCGGGCTCACGGAGAATGGCGGCGCTGGCGGCAACGGCGGATTCCCAGGCGGCGGAGGTGGTGGCGGAGGCGCAACGCGCAATGCGTATACGAGCGGTGCTGGCGGACGTGGTGGCGACGGCGAGATCACCATCATCGAGTTCTTCTCATGACGATCATCTTTGCTTGGCTGATGCTGATTGTTTTTGCTGCTGATGATAGCGCGTGGTTGCGTTCGTGGATTCCTGCGCATTGTTGCGTGACCAATAATTGCTGTTTCCGCGTCACGTATCGAGATGTTACACCGCTGCACGGTGACAGATGGCGCATCAATGCTACTGGGCAGGAGTTGCCACGCACGGGCTATTCTCCAGATGGAGAGTATTGGCGCTGCGCATGCGATCCGATCAAAGGAAAATGGACGGTACATGAGCGCGCGTTCACGCGGTGTTTGTTCACGCCACTGCCGTCGACGTGAGGCCTGCACACATGCCGATTGCCGATCGTGTCATTGACTCTCCCATCAAGCGCGGAGATCGAGGTGAGATCGTTACCGCAATACAGCGCGCGCTGCGAAGTGCTGGACACGAGATCGTCGTCGATGGAGTATTCGGACCAATCACAGAGGCAGCGGTGCGGCGCTTCCAGGCCGCGCATGGACTCACCGTCGACGGTATCGTCGGAGCAAAGACAGGCGCGGCGCTCGACAAGATCGTTGAGACGTTCCGCAGCACCGCAGAGCCTCTTCCATCTACGCTCGACAATGCACCGTGGCTTTCGACCGCTCGGGCTCTGACAGGCATTGCGGAGATCCCAGGGCCGGCAAGCAATCCGCTGATCATGTCGTGGCGCGACGAGATCATCGCGCGGTTCCCAGACATGCGACATCACCTTGCGTGGTACAGCAACGACGATATTCCGTGGTGTGGATTGTTCGCTGCGTATTGCGTGGCTGTGCACGGATATCGTCCACCAGACGGTCCTCTATGGGCTCTCAATTGGCGCACATTCGGCGTCCCTCTTATCGCGCCGGCGCTCGGGTGCATCCTCGTATTTTCTCGACAAGGCGGCGGCCATGTCGGATTCTATGAGGGCGAGGATCAAACGCATTTCCATGTTCGCGGCGGGAACCAATCAAACAAGGTCAACGTCGCGAGGATCGCTAAGACGCGACTGGCGATTGCTGGCGTTCGATGGCCAGCGACGGCGAGATTGCCTCGCGTTGGCCGCGTCATAAGAAATGCGTCTGAAGCAAACGAGTCACTCAATGAGGCATGACGTGGCGATAAAGATCGCAATCGCCATCATTCTTGCGCTTGCCGTGATCGGCGCAGCGGCGTGCGCATTCTCACTGGTTCGCGCCATCATATAGAGAGGATAGTCATGGATACCGTTCGCGCGCTGCTTACGTTTGACTGGCTCGCGGGATATCGCACAACGATCATCGCGATTGCGCTTGTCGTTGGCTACATCGTCGAGAAAGTCATCGGTATCGATATTCCAGGAGCAGACTTCAATCTTGAGATTGTGCTTGTTTCTCTCGGACTCAAGGCAGCAGCCGTCCACGATACGAAGCAATGAGCGCCACCGCAATCATCATCGTTGCGTCTCTTGCTCTTGTTGCTCTAGGCGCAACGATCATTCTGTGGCTGCGCGATAGATCTCGCGCGGAAGACGCAGAACGAGATCTCAATCAGAGGATGGCAGAGAATGCCGAACGACAGCGTGCAGAAGTGGATGCGTTGTTCCGCGCCATCAAAGCTCGCGATGATGTTCGTCGCGCTCATGAGTCTGGCAACGATCCAAGGTTGCGCGACGACGGCCACCGTCGCGATTGATGCGCGGACGGCATGCATCGCGTTCCGCCCGATCACATGGTCTCGATCAGACACGATCCAGACCGTAAAGGAAGTGCAGGAGCACAACGCAGCGTATGAGGCGCTATGCGGATCTCGTTGATATCGCTATCGCTGTTGTTATCGTTGTCGGTGCGGTCTGTCGCTTATGCAGACATATACGACAGGGCGCTGCCAAACGCGACGCAATCGTTCTCGTCATCGCTGGTTAGCGTCGCTCGTTCGTCGATCGGAGCCACGGCGCGTCAGCTCGGATTGCGCCGCGTGACTCTATGGTGCGCAACAGTTCTCGATCAGATATGGCTTCCGTCTGCCGGTTACTCACCGCTCGGTACAGACAGGGCTCGTGATTTCAAGAAATATGGTCGCCGCGTGCAGCGGCCTGTCATAGGCGCAATCGCAGTCCTCAGCAGAGGACGCAATGGCGGTCATGTCGGGGTCGTGAGCGGCATCACGAGATCTGGCGATCCGATACTCATATCAGGCAACGTAAGACGTCACGTTACTGAGTCGGCGTTTTCTCGGCATCGTGTGATCGCATACGTAATCCCACCGTGAGGAGACGATGAGCGAAATGGGTGACCCGCTTTCGTTTGCCGGAGTGAAGCTTGTGCATTTGATCGCCGGCACGGCGGGCGGCATTGTGCGAGCAATCACGCGGCCTGATCTGTCGTGGGGTCGACGCATCAGCACTGGCATTGCTGGCGCTCTCGTCGCTGCGTATGGAACGCCGGTCGCGTCGCCGTTGCTGTGGCACCATTTGCCGGAACAGGTTTTGTCTCGCGTGACGTATTCAGAAATTGACGGACTAGTAGGATTCGTGCTCGGCATGACCGGCCTTGCGGTTGCAGATGCAGTTGTAAAGATTGTGCGCAAGTGGATCGATAGGGTATCTGCTCGCGCGTGATGCGGCGGAGGTCGCAGGGTGATGATGCGGATGTCGCGCCGATCGTCTCCGCTACAATGCGGCGGAGGTCGCAAAGTGACCACATCGTCTTGACATAGGAAGGCATCGCCTTCTTCGGGTCTCCACTACAAGGCGGCGGAGATCGCATGGTGACGCCCTCTCCCGGAATGGGCAAGTATGGCATGTATGGGGTCTCCACTACGATGCGGCGGAGGTCGCGTGGGAACATCACGACCGCCCGCGACATGATCGTGTCCTACAACCAGCCGTCTCCGCTACCAAGCGGCGGAGGTCGCATGGTGGCACTTCGGGCCAAGCGGTGTCGGCAAGACCTCGCTGCTGTCTCCGCTACCAAGCGGCGGAGGTCGCATGGTGGCACACGTTCCAGAGGCGCGTCATGCCATCGAGTTCGGCATCGTCTCCGCTACCAAGCGGCGGAGGTCGCATGGTGGCACGCCTACCGCTGTTTCAACCTCATCGAAGAACTGGGGGTCTCCGCTACCAAGCGGCGGAGGTCGCATGGTGGCACACGTTCCAGAGGCGCGTCATGCCATCGAGTTCGGCATCGTCTCCGCTACCAAGCGGCGGAGGTCGCATGGTGGCACGCCTACCGCTGTTTCAACCCCATCGAAGAACTGGGGGTCTCCGCTACCAAGCGGCGGAGGTCGCATGGTGGCGGTTGAACCCGCGCGACTGCGGGATCGGCGGCCAGGGTCTCCGCTACCAAGCGGCGGAGGTCGCATGGTGGCATTCCACGAGTTCGATCTGCGCGACGCCCTGGCGGTCCGTCTCCGCTACCAAGCGGCGGAGGTCGCATGGTGGCAGTGGACGAGCAGGGCGTCTCGATCGGCTGGAAGATTTCGTCTCCGCTACCAAGCGGCGGAGGTCGCATGGTGGCATGCCTACTCGCATCTATCTGTGCGTCAAGAGGGTTTCTCATCCGATGCGAGACCTCCAGCTTTGGCGGCTTTCGCGGCCTTCGATCTCTCCCATCGACCAATGTAAGTTGTTGGAAGCACATGCGCGAGCGCTGCGCCGTCAGCGGCCACAACATCAGCGCTCGCAACGGCAGCAGCGCAAATCGTGCGCGCGGCATTGACATCCTGGTCATGCACCGAATCACAGCCGGCGCACGTGAAATACAACTCCTTCCGATCGCTGACATATGTGTGCGTTCCGCAGTCCCCGCAAACAAACGATGACGGCCCATCGTGTCTATAGACGATGCGGCCTTTCTTGCGTGCGGCATTGATCAGCATTGTCGTGAACACACCTGGCGATGCGAGCTTGCGCATGCCTCCAGACACCGGCGTGTTTCCGTATCTATGCTCACCGATCCGCTTCCAATCAATGTTCTCAATCCCGATCACGCGATACGTATCGGTGATGCGATTGACGACCTGTTGATAGAAATCCTTACGTTGACGCATGATACGATGCGTCATGTCTGAGATCAGTCGCCATGCGCGGCGATCTTCCGATCGCCACTCCAGCATGCGCTGTACGATCGGATCGCTATCGCCGAGCGCAGTAACGAGCGCATCAATTGCACGCTGCACAAGCCCGTTGCGGATGCGCTTTTCTTCGATAGCAGCGCGCCATTCACTCGCGACGTCGTCCGGCAGCAACGCAATACGCGCGCCGACATGCTCAATGATCTCATTCAGCGCAGATCTCGCCACCGATTTCATTTCATTGATCAAATCATTGCGCCGCATGATGTGCGCCGGCATCAGGATGAATTCGTGCGCATCACGCGAATCGACCAGCGTTGCAACGCGCAGCTCGTCTCCTTCTACACGCCAGCCGACATCGATCCCACACGCGTTGATGCGCGCGTTGACTTCCTCGATTCCGTCAACGCGGCAGACGAAGTTGACGTACCACTTCCATCGGCCGCGCCTGCGATCAAACGGGTGCGCCTCGCGCGTCACGATGACGGACTGCACGCGCGCTCCATCCGGCAGAGGCCGCGACATGATCATCGGCCACCTGACGGTGCGCCGTACACGATCGCGCGAATAGACAGTAAACGAAAGCGTGCGATGTTCTGGCCTGATCTTTCCGCGCCCGATGTCCGTTGCGGGAAGAATGCCGACCTGCTTATCGCCTGTCATGATATCGTCGACGGATGCTCCGTTGATGATCTGATTGACCAGGCGATCAGACGGCGCATTCTGTTTGCGCAGCATCGTTCCGTCTTTGATTGCGCGCGACCGAGCCGTCTCATACGACTCGATAACCGCGTTGTAATTGCACCAATACAGCCCGCTTTGCTGGCGCGCTTGCTTGACCTTATCGACACGAATCTGATTGATGCGAGCAATCTCCTCGCGCATCTCGTTACGTGCCGCGCGCTTCTTCTCAACAAGCTGCTCCGTCAGCGCCTTTCGCTCTGCGCGCAGCGCCGCAAGACGGTCCTTGTCGGTGTCATTCTCTGAGCCGCGTTTGCTCCGCCGGCTCTTATTTAGTTCCTTGCGCTCTCGGATTATTTCGTCGATCTGCCGCTGCACCGCCTCGAGGCTCTCTTGCAGACTCGCAACAGCCTCAGAAGATGACACGATGCGGCGATATTCCTCGCGATGCTCAGCCTCGATATCGACCAACACGTTCCAGAGGCGCGTCATGCCATCGAGTTCGGCATCGCACTCGGCATGCCAGTCAAGCGGGTCCATGAGTCGATAGCGGTGGCAAACGATGCGCATTGATCCCTCCTTGCGCGCTGTCGTGTCAGTCACCAACGGTCGACGCCACATCATCTGATGTCGTCGACCACGCGAACGAAATAAGCGCCACAAACTCACACAACGCGGCGATTAATGCATCGCATTACGCTCATCACATTCTCCCGCTAGCGTGGCGCGTTTCTCGCATCTTCAGTGAGCACGCATCAAGAAGCGCGCCCAATATATATCCCGCCGACCGGATGCGCCATGTCTCCCGGTGGCCGCTTACGTATACGTCAGCGCAAGCGATATCCTCGAATGTACAATACAGAGCCGCATCGTGCGCCAGGTCGATCAGCTCATCGGCTTAAGTTAGTCGACGATTAGGCATGCGAACGCCCCTAGATATCGTCTCGATCCATCGCGACCAAAACAAGCGCAACAATCGTCGACGACAGTGCCACGCCGACGAATATCAGTGCCGCAACGATGTAGGACTCAAACATCATCTCCTCCTTGCGAGCATCGCATATCAATCCATGACCACGCGATGTGTGCGATGTAGCTGTGGACGGCGGACATTTGCGGACGAATGAGGGCCATACGCTCGCGCACCGTGATTACAGCGCACCATGGCGCAGCCGGCTGATGTGATTCGCATGGCATCGCGACGCTGTCATGCAGGTCGCGCCACAATGCGGCACCGCATCGTGAATGCAGCGCAACGCCGAAGTTGACGAGCGTCTCACCGTCAGAACCGCAAATCGACGCCGAGAGACAACGCCCACCATCTGTAGCGATGATGCTGATGCCGTCTAAGCCAGGGATCGGTACAGGATCGTCGCTAGCCATCGCGACGAGCAGATGCGGCTGCACGGACGCGACGGCGTCGTCGCGAAAATCATCGCGGCGATAGTAAAGCGTCATTCCGGACGATATCTGCATGTATCGCAGATATCTCACGACACGCGCTCCGGCTCGCGCGCCGGCACGGGCTCACGCTGCGGCACAAGCTCGGGACGCGGATCGCGGCGATCGCGTCGCTGCCAGTCCGGCACCTCCGGCCAGCGCTCGTCAATCTTGAGAGGTCGTCCGATATCCATCGTCTCCTCCTCTCACATGTACCCGCACCTCCGGGTACCGCTGCATAATCGCCAGCGCCGTCTCAGCGTCAGGTGCCTGCAGTTCCAGTATCCGCACCCACT